CTTCTACGTTGTCTAAAATTTTTATTTAAAGTAGCAAAATCAGTTTCGTGATTACATCTTTTTACAAATGAATCATAATCCTCATAAAAGTTTGGGTAACACACTATTTTTCTGTATAGTCAGATGTGTCATTAAGCAATTGCTGACTAGCACCTCCGCTTTCTTTTGGTGTAACACCATCAGATATTGGTATGTAATTAGCTAACATATGTATTTCATCCATCTCTTTTTGATCTATAGGCTCATACTTCATTGCTTGTCTTTTCTCATTTGGAGTAAGCCACCATGCAAGACTAAGTTGCCTAACAACCTTTTCCATGTCCTCTTGTAACTCCGGAACACTTAGAAAATCAAAATCAATATAATATTGGTTACCATATGTAGGAGTAAGCCATCTATTTAACTCATCTCTTACTGCAATTAATTTTGGAAATACTGCTTGTAAATAAAATGCTTTTTTTGCTTCTCTGTAGTTATTGAAAGTAGAACTTTGGGTATCATTAAGAAGTATTGACGGAACTTTGTATGCAGATGCTAAATCTTTAATAGATAAATTATATTGTTCTATTAAAGCTAAATCAGCCAAAGGCAATCCCATTTCAATCCATTTAAAATCATGATTTGTTACCATAATTTCTCCGGCATTATCTACACCCGAATACATTGACTTGTACTTGTCTCGTAAAGCACTTGCATGTTCTGCCGTCAACATATTGTCTTGTGAGGTTAGTATTCCTCTAGCACCTTGATTTGTTAAATACTTACTACCCGTTTGTATAGCATTATTGTTTATAGATAAATTACGAAATAATGCTTGCAATGGACTTTGTCCGTATAAATGAGTTCCTACCCTAGAATAATCGGGATTAAAATTCTTTATGTGTGCAACTTGATCTGAAGGAATAGATTTATTATAACTCAACCAATTTAACGTATAACCTTTTATTGGCTCTAATATATCACCTCCAACTATCTCTACTAATTGTGATGGTAATACATGCATTTCTTTTATTCTACCTTGTTGTCTTCCGCTTTCGGGGGATAGTCCCCAAATAAAACCATCACCCGTTAATGATTCAAATGCAATCAAATCCGCTAAAAATTCCGCTTGTCCTTGCTTTGGATTGGGGTTTTCTAAAAATTTAGCTAAATCAGAATTGTCTGCCGGTTTGTATGCCCTTTTCTTTGCTTGCTCTGCCTTAAACATCGCATTGTCATTCATAGCACCTTTTATCAAAGTCTGATATTCTTTTGCGTATGTTTCATCTATTTTTTCGTAGACACACATTTTAATGTTTGATGCAGATTTAGAGATTAAATCAACTATAGAGTAAACAGTAGCATTCTTTTGAAATCCTTCTTTTATAAAAGTTTCCTTGTTAGGCTCTTGCTTAATAAACGGACTTACTCCGAACTTCCCAAAAATTAATTCATTGTATCTAGGATCAGTACTTTTTTGTTTCTTCTTACCGAAGTTGAAAATTCCCATAAATATTTTTATACAAAAATAGCATAAATAAAAAAAAGTATTTTATATAACAAAAAATTTGTTACCAACAAAGAAATGTGAGTAGTAACCCATCCTTAAAGCATCTAAAAGGTGATTGTTTTTATCTTCCGGAAAACTTTCATATGCATTATCATCATCGGGATCAAATCCGCGCTTTAATTTCCAAGAATATGCCATGTATTCTTTGTGTAAATTTTTACTGTCTTTATGATAAAAAACACTTGCTCTTTTTAAAAAGTTAATCCCTTCAATAATACTACCCGAACCCTTACGTCCTTGTACGGCATTAAAGCCACTACGTTTTAATTGCTCTATTGTTTGTTTTTGATTATGATCACAATAAACCGGCTCACCCATGTAATGAGCATTTCGTAATGTCATTATTATTTCCTCATCCATCATTTTAGTTGAATAAGCCAATTCTTTTACATATATACTTTCATTTGCACTTACAACTTTTATTATTGCCGTTGGATCGGGAAAAAAACCAAAATCTACTGCATAAAATACACCACCTTCGGGCAATTCATTAATTTCTTCCCATCCCTTATAAATCCTACCTTTGTTTGTACTTGCCCTAAGTCCTAAACCGTACACCCTATATGCTTCGGGATCGGTACGTTGTAACATTTCTATTTCTTTCTTTTGTATTGCGCTAAGAAAATTATTGTCTTTATATGTACTTACAAAAACTGCAACATCTTCTGCTCTGTTATCTTCAAGATCATATATCCATGATTCTGTCATGCTAGGATTGTAGCAAAAAAACGCTTGTGTCGTTGTTCGGTAGTTTAATTGCCGGTATTCTTCTTTACTTAATTCTTGACATTCTATGATATACAAAATGTCTCTTTTCATTGATCTTAGCCTATCCGGCTGATCTCCCGTTGCAAGAAATTTAAACGTATGCCCGTTTAATTTATATTTTAAATCTGTTTTGTTGTGATTTGTCTCATCATAATAACCCCAAGCGTTCAGTATTTCAAAGAAATCACTATATCCGGAATCTTTTAAACTAGGAAGAAACTTTCGTACAATTGTAAAGTTTAACGCTTCTTTGGGATCAGTATTTAAAGCCTTATAAATTAAATACTGTAGAATAGCGTATGTTTTACCCGAACGTGTTCCACCATTGTGAATTACAAACCTTTTATCAGAACTATCTAAGCATTGATAAAATTGTTTATTCGCTTTGATCTTCATCTACTATTTCTGCTTCTTCTAATTCAAAATTATCTGCCGGAACAATCTGTATTAACTCTTTCTTTTGTGTAACCTCCACTTGTCTCTTCTCAACCCACCCCGCTTGGGTTTTTAGAAAGAATATTTGACTTAACGTGTCATCCTTTTCAATTGCTTTTCTAATTAAACTGTTTGCCACCTTTTCTTTTACAACTGCTCTTATAGCATCTGCTTTTGCCCTAAACTCCTCATCGTTGTTGTAATAATTACGATAAGTGGCTACACAAACTCCGGCTCTATCACATGAATGCTGAATTGCTCCATATTCATCTTGCATAGCCTCTAATATCTTATTCTTATTTAATTGCGTGGTTACTGAGGCATTTGTATTGCCTTTCCCCTTGTAGTATGTTTCTTCTTTTGGCATAGCGCAAATATAACCACTATTTGTTTCCTTTATACAAATACTAGCTTTCAACGCTTTCAAATTCGTTTTGAAAGTAATGAAAGTAATATTGTAAGGCTTACTTAAGGCTTACTTAAGGCTTACGCAAGGCTTATAGTAATAGTAATAGTTCTATTGATAGTGGTAATTATATTTTTATTTTGTATATTTGCATTGCTCACAATAAAATATTTCTTTACCATAAGACATTTAAAGAAAACTAGAAATGAGCTAACTAGTTCTTTAAAAACCTTAGTCGTTGGTAAAGAGGCTAGGGTTTTTTTTATGTTCTCTTTTTCCCACAATAAAAGAGGTTACTACTTTACTTACTTCATAGATGTAAGCGGTAGATTTCTAAAAACATAATTCTTTTTGAAAACTAAGAAGATATTTTACTTTAAATAGTTAGTATGGGCTTTATGATTTGATACCGCTAACTAGCCACACTTAATCGATAACTCAGTAACTCAGTTGTATTTGGTAGTAACTAACAGATCAATCTCCTTTAGGGGGTAGGGGGTTGATTTGTTTTGTTCTACCATTCTTATCTCTAATCTAATAATCTAGTTGTATTTATATACTTTTGCAGAAAATTTTAAAAACATACATATGACATACTTTTTAATAACATTATCAATAAACATAATAATATTCTCATGTATTAGCTTTAGAAAAATCTAATTTTTCATAAAATATTTGTTTTTACAAATAATATTACTTTCATTTGAGTAATTATTATTTATTTAAACACAAAAAAACATGGATTACTACAATAATGAGGCTTTAGAAGTTATTCTTAAATATGAAGAATCAACAAATAAAAATACTGTTACTTTAAATAACAATCAAAAACATACTAACAAAAACTTAGTTGAGTTTATTAATGTTTTTAAAGGATTTATAGATGAATTAAAAGAGGAAAATAAATTGATTAGAGAAGATTTAAAACAAATTAAATCTGTATTTAATTTAGATAAGGAATC